CCGAAGCCGAAATGATGAAAACGCTGCTCGCGCACCAAGCCGAAATTGAAGGTGCCGCAGCCAAGATCATTCAGACGGAGGCGGCCTCGCAGCATTGGTTGGCGGCGAACTGGCGACCGCTTACGATGTTGGTATTCGTGTCCCTGATCGTTGCCCGCTGGTTTGGGTGGGCTGCGCCGAACCTCTCGGAAGCCGAGTACATTAAACTGTGGTCTATCGTTGAGTTTGGGTTAGGCGGCTACGTCGTCGGGCGCAGCGTGGAGAAGATCGCCCCCTCCATTGCTGATGTGATGAGAAAACGCTGATGGACTGGAAGGCGTACCCGAATTTTACTGCCGCCGAGTTCAACTGTTCGCATTGCGGCGATAACAAGATGACGCCTGACTTTATGGCGAAACTCCAAGCCTTGCGCACCGCCTACGGCAAACCCATGCGCGTCACCTCAGGCTATCGCTGCCCCAAGCACCCCATAGAGGCGAAGAAGGCGGCACCGGGGGCGCACGCATCAGGTTGTGCCTGTGACATAGGGGTAGAGGGCGCAGAGGCCCACAAGCTATTAACGCTCGCTATGGCAGCAGGCTTTACCGGCATTGGCGTCCAGCAGAAAGGAACTGGCAGATTTCTGCACCTTGACACGCTAACGAGCGGAGTCAGGCCCACCGTTTGGTCGTACTAACTTTAGTTCGTCTTTAAGCGTTTTTATTTCCAACGCTAGCACGGTTGCCTCTACGACCAACCCTGCCTGACGCATCGCCGCCAATGCTTGCTCAACCTTGACTTGCTGACTAAACCTCCACGGCATCCGCTCCATTTCCGTTTTCCATGCCCCCGGCGGGCTTTCGGTATCTATGATCACCAGTATTGCCCTCCTGTGCGCCGCCGTGAGCAGGCCCAGTTAGGGGGCGGCACATGACGCCAATCTACCGTCCAAAGCCGCTGTAATGCCTCCAGAATCGTTTTCACGGCATACCTTCCACGCTGTAGTTAGTTGACGGGGAGCGCCAATCCCTCGGCACCTCCCCGTTGATCCAGCTCGGGTCAGCCCATAACAACCTATTGTTAGGGTAGGCAATCCATTGCCCCGAGTCTAAAGCGATGATGTGGTGGTCTTTGCTCTGGTCAGGCACCTCGCTCCAACCGCCGTCGCACCAAAATACTGTCATCAAATACGTCCCCGGGCGCTGTACCCCGTCACGGCCTATCGCCTTGACCCGGTGGTTACGCAGGAACGCCACCTCCTTGACCTGACAGTTGCGGCTGAACGAATCCCACCACACAACAAGCGGCAGCGCCATTTCTGGGCAGGGCTTGCTACACAGCGCGTGGAGCGGGATACGCGCCCATTGTGCGCCTGACTCCAGCATGATCTGGAACATTGGCACGCGCATGGGTTCAGCGCGAAAGCCGAACACAGTGCAGAGGGTAAATTCGCCTTTGCCCTTCTCATGGTCGTGCAAGAACTCGTTACGCACATGAGCCGTGACGTATGGCGTATCAGCCCAGAAATTCATACTAAACCTTTTTTACGAAACATAAATTGGCTCCGGTAACGGCCCAATACCAAGCTCTATCAGCCGGGTTTCAATGCCGTGTAAAAATTCTCTGAATTCTTGCTGGGTCATGCGCGAGGTGCGCTTTAACGGGCGCATACGTTTCTTGCCAAGCCCTGTGAGCGTTTCCCAACCAAACACCTCACCCAAGAAATACTCATGCAGATCGTCGCGTGTCCAGCCTTTGAGCGCCTCGCCGCCCGCTTCCATAATCATCGGGTAAACAACACCCCACAAATATGCCAACTGCTGCGACGTTTTAGGCTTTTTCCACTCGGCCACTTCCACCGCCCACACGCGCTGCGGGTCTAACCCCTGCATCATGCGCGTTACGGCAACCGCCATCTGCTGTGGCGTCGTGCCTTTCGGGAATATGCGCTTCACAGTCGTTCCTCAAAGTCTATGTATCGCCATGCAAGATATTCGGGGGTCACGGCATAAACGTCGTAGTCGTACCCGCGCTCCTTGTCGGTGATTTTCCGCACAATCCAGTCGGGGAACGTGGTGCGTACATCTACGAGTGCCGCCACGGTCAGACTTGCATTGACGATGTAGTAGTAATCAGGGCGCGGATCAGCCGCATCAAAGGACTTCTTGGCACAGATTGCAGCCGTTTCAAACGGCCAAGCTTCGTACTGAAAGTCATGCTTGATGTGCTTAACCTCTATCCGCTTACCCGACGCATACACATCGCCTTTGTCGGCGTATTCCTTTCGGTCGGCAAAGTCACGGGCCATGCGACGTTTTGGCAGCGTCACCGTATGCCCACGGTTCAGCAGGTACGTCGCCACAACAATCTCTGCTGGGCGACTTGCCCTAAACCTTGCCTCAAAGTCAGAAGGGTGTATCAAGGTCAGACCAATTATCTTCGCTCATCGCAGGCGCGGCTTTCGGCTTTGGCTGTTCGCCTTTGGCCTCAAACCGTAGCGACATAAACTTATCGCCCGTCTTTTTGCTGGCCTGTATCCAACCCGATACGTTCATGTCCACGTTGTTGATGACGCACGATCCTCGGTAGTCGGGGCGTTTCTCATTGCCCTTCTTGTCGTTCTTGAACAGCACGCCACGCATGTTCGGGTCGTATTGATTAGCCACGGTTTAACTCCTGTAGTTTTTCCAACTTCTCGTTTAACTCGGCAAGGAAAGTCTTAACCTCGCCCTCCAATGTCGTGATGTATTTGTCGTCCCGCTCCACGCGCTTGACGAACATCCGCAGGTGTTCGGGCAGCCGAGGGTCGTAAGACACGAAATCGCACCATTTGCGCCCCGTGCAAGCCATCTGAAACTGAATCTGCGGGATGTGTTTGGTCGGCACCTCGCCAGCAAGCAGCGTGTCTAAGTGAGTGCTGGTCGCAGGGCATTTGAACTCCACCAGCCCCTCATCGTTTACGAGGCCGTCAGGAGACGCGCCAGCATGTTCAAGGCGGGGGTGCTGGATAAACCCCACCTCCTCAACCAGCTCGCCTGTACGGGCGCTGTAGGCGACCCTAGCGTGGGGTTCCTGCTCCGTACCCCACTCCATGTGCGCGGTAGAAAACCCGCCAACCCTTTGCCCCGTCAACCGCTCTACGATGAGATCGGCCATGTAGCTTTCCCGGGTCGCGCCTTTGCCCTTGGCAATAACTTCAGATACTCGGGAGGCCGTGACTTTGCCGAGCCGTGCTTGATGCCATTCGGTAGTGCGTTGTGGTTTAATCATTGCAGCGTCCTCACAACGTAATCCTTAAATACAGCGCCTTTTGACGGGTCGCCAACCTTACAAGCCTTTACCCAAACCGTTTTCCCGTTACGCAATCGCCGCTGATGCCCACGACGGTCGTGATGCCTAGGTGACGCATGACTACCGCCCCGATTCTCACGAACGACCGCTTCAAAACCAACGACTAACGTGTGCCATGTGTATTTTGGCGGTTTGCCCTTTTTAATACGGCGCTGGTTTAAAAACGTCTTTTCAACGACTGCTAAATGCGCCGTTTGCCGTGATTCGGCAAGGCATTTATAAAACAACGCAATCAGACGCAACCCAATATCTCGGCTTTGCTTTTCATTGTCAGACTCATTTGGGTCAATGGTGGTATACAACCGCCCATCTCGCACCGCATAGTGTCGCGGTTTCAACAGTCGCGGCTCGCCATCGCCTATTCTTATTGCCGTTGAAAACCGTATGCCCTCCTCAGGGTCACCGCCTAACAACATCAACAACATTTCGTGAGGAGTGTTATTGCGAACCGTATTATAAACTGCCACCGTTTTTTCAAACGGCGGTCGGTAAAACGGCAACCATTGCTCGCATTCAATCATTTCGTTTCCAAAAATTGATCCGCTTATGTCAAACCAATACCAAGGGTCATCGTCATTGCCTGAACGATCAACCCACCACTTTGCCCATTTCTGAATGGCGGGTGTCATGACACCTCCTTACTACGAGCCATAAACGCATCCATGTGCAGCTCACGCACCGGGACGGGCAGATCGTTAAGCAGCGCACGCAGCGCCTTCTTGCTATCGCACGCAGCGATCTGCGCCAGCACCTCGGGGTCTTGCGCGGCAACTTCGTGCGTCGTGGCATCGGCGTCGTTGTCGCCCTCGGTTGGGATGCAGAACGCTTGGAAGGCGGCGTACTTATAAGCAGCAGACATGGCCTTGTTGCTCGCCTTGTCTCCGCTATCCATTGCCTCACCAATCGTGACGACCGTGTGTTTGCTGCCATCCTCGGCGGCTACGAAATCAAACTCCACGGTGAGCGTGACGTAAAACAACGCCGTGCCTTGACGGTTCTGCCGCTCCACCACCTCGCGTGCCGTCACGCGGGGCAAGATGCAAAGGCCGTGCTTGGCAAGGAGGGGCGAAAGCGCCCCGTACACTTGGTCAATGCCGCGGAACTTGTAACCTTGCGACTGGTTCTTGCTGTCTTTGCTAATACCGACCTTGCTCAACTCGGCGGTGATCGCCGCAATCTGTTCATACACCTTCATGGTTGTTCTCCGTTAATGCTGCGATGGCGCGGTTACAAGCCTCAATGCGTTCTTGCTCCTCGCGCTGCTGTAGTTCCAAGTCTTGCTGGTGCCACCAACTGTCATCGTCTTGCCAGACGTTATCGGGTTCCATGCGTCACCTCCGCATCGCAAGAGTGACCGTCGCAGGGGTCAACGAGAGCAGCCAGCAGGTAGATGATGACGATGCCAAAAATGGCGAGTTTGCTGCGCTTCATACGTCCCACGCCTCCTCTTGCGTCTTGCGGTAGTGGTTCCAGCAAGAGTTCTCCAACGTGTCAAATTCCTCAATCGTCAGATACTCAAGGTCGCAGCGGTAATTGACGTAGACCGCGTTGGATTTCTTGTCGCTACTGTCAATGCCGTCGGGGTACACGCCGAGGATGTACGCGCTGCAAATCTCTAGCGTCTCGGGTACGCCAACCGAGGGATCAGCATGGTGTACGGCGTATTCCACTTCAGCCTCAAAGGCTACGCCGAGCAGGACAATGGTTGTGGTGGTAAGCATCTCTGTTGCTCCTGTGTGGGAGGGGCGGCTTACGCCGCCACCTCTTTACCCATGACGTAATTGACAAGAATCCATTTGGCACGATTCAGCGTTTGACGCGCATCTTCTGCCATATCATGCTCAATTTCGTGTTGAGCATCGCTCATCAAAGACATCACAAATACTTCTGGGCTGTAAAACCGACCAGCCAAACCTTCGTTTACCGCGTCTCGCATTTGTGCCACGGTAGCACCGTACACGCGGACTTCTTTTTGCTCGTCGGGGGTAAGATCGTTCAACATTGTCGTATCTCCTATCTGTGGATGCGTTGTTTCTGTCAACGAGGCTAGTTTAGCAACCTAAACGCAGATTGCAATACCTTTTGCAAAAAAAAGTTTAGGCGGCTATATTCCGCAGCATGGACATTCAGAAACTCATCAAACGATACGGCAGCCAGCAGGCTGTCGCACAGGCGTTCGGCGTCACCAAAGGCGCAATTAGC